AGAAGCTGCCAAGCGGGTGCAGGCTGATATGAACTATCAGCTTACGGACAAGATGCCTGAGTATCGGTCGGAGCATGAGCGTGCACTTTGGGCGCTGTCCCTTGCAGGCTCCTCATTTAAGAAAGTCTACTACGACCCAACGGTCGAACGGCAGGTGTCGATGTATGTGCCTGCTGAAGATGTCATCTTGCCTTATGGGGTAACCCACCTTCATAGGGCCGAACGCATTACGCATATCATGCGTAAGACTAAGAATGATATTAAGCGTTTGCAGGTTGCTGGGTTCTACCGAGAAGTAGATCTGGGCGAGCCGCTTAGTAGTCAGAATGACATCGAAAAAGCCAAAGCTCAGAAAGAAGGTTATAACCCGTCAGACGATAACCGGTATCAGATTTATGAAGTGCATATTGAGTATGACTTACCGGGGTATGAGGAGGAGCTGCCGTTACCCTATGTCATTACGATTGATAAAGGCACTAATAAAATCCTAGCGATACGTCGTAATTGGAAAGAAGCCGATAAGAGACATCGTGCTCGCCAGCACTTCGTACACTATATATACATCCCTGGCTTTGGCGCTTATGGTTTTGGGTTGATCCATATTATTGGTGGTTACGCTATCGCTGGCACGATGCTTATTCGCCAGCTTGTGGATGCTGGTACGCTGTCTAATCTCCCAGGCGGGTTGAAGTCCAGAGGGCTTCGGATCAAAGGAGATGACACACCGATTGCCCCAGGTGAATGGCGTGATGTCGATGTACCAAGCGGTGCAATCAAGGACAACATCTTACCGCTGCCTTATAAAGAACCCAGCCAAGTCTTATTATCTTTACTTAACCAGATCACAGACGAAGCAAGAAGGCTTGGTGCTATTGTCGATATGAAAGTCAGCGACATGAGTGCTAACGCACCTGTCGGTACGACGCTAGCTATTCTTGAGCGACAGCTAAAAACGATGGGTGCAGTCCAAGCCCGTGTACATGCTGCGATGAAGCAGGAGTTCAAGCTTCTCAAAGAAATCATCCGTGATTACACCTCGCCCGATTACAGCTACGTCCCGCAAGATGGCTCGCCACAGGTTAAGGCTGAGGACTATGACATCGTTGAAGTGATTCCGGTGTCTGATCCCAACGCCTCGACAATGGCTCAGCGGGTTGTGCAGTATCAGGCAGCGTTGCAGTTAGCTCAGGGTGCGCCGCAGTTATATGACCTGCCCCGCTTGCACAGACAGATGCTCGATGTGCTTGGCGTTCCTAACGCTGACAAGCTTGTGCCGACCGATGACGACCAGAAGCCACGCGACCCCATCAGTGAGAATATGAACGTGCTGAAGGGCTCGCCGGTAAAAGCGTTTATTTATCAGGATCATCAAGCGCATATCTCAGCGCACATGAACTTTATGCAGGATCCGACGGTCGCTGCAATGCTTGGTCAAAACCCGATGGCAGGTGCGATGCAGGGTGCGATGATGGCTCACATCAACGAGCATTTAGGGTTCTTATATCGCCAGCAGATCGAAGAGCGGATTGGTGCTCCCCTACCCCCACCCGATGCAGAGATGTCGCCCGAAGAAGAAGTGGCACTGTCTCGGTTCGTGGCAGAAGCATCCAAGCAAGTGCTACAGATACATCAAGGTGAAGCTGCCCAACAGCAGAACCAGCAGATGGCGCAAGATCCGCTTATCCAGATGCAGCAGCAAGAGTTGCAGATCAAAGCGGCTGAAGTACAGCGCAAAGCTCAGAAAGATGCCATCGACGCTCAGGAAACTAGAGAGCGTCTAGACCTTGAGAAAGCGAGGTTAGCTCAACAAGAACGGCAATCCAACGCTAAAAACCAGATAGACATATTTAAAGATGCAAATAGAAACAGAGAACGAAGTCAACGAAGAAGCCCTGAGAAATAATGGGTACGTCCTTACTTCAAAAGAAGTGAGGAATGCTCGGTACGACGTGTGCCGAGCGTGCCCTAATTTGCGTTCTATGGTGAAGACTTGCACGCAGTGCGGGTGCTTTATGCCTGCTAAAACGTGGTTAAAAAACGCTAAATGTCCTGATTATTGGTGGTGAGTATGTCGAACGAACGCATGATGTTGGATCACTTGTTTAATAAATTAAAAGAACGCGAACGCGAAACAATGGACGCAATGGCTGAAGGTAGCAGTAAAGATTTTGCTGAATATAGGTATTTGTGTGGCGTCATCCAAGGTCTGCGCCGTGCAAGGATGGAGGTTCAAGACCTTGTGCAACGTTATAAGGAATATGATAATGACTGATGAGGTCGAAAAAGCAAAACAACTGCCGGTACCGAAAGGCTACAAAATTCTATGCACCCTTCCAAATTACGAAGAAAAGTTTGATAGCGGGATAGTTAAAGCAGACATTACGATTAAGCACGAGGAGTTGTTAACTAATGTGCTGTTTGTGGTGAAGTTAGGCGAGCTTGCTTACGCCGATTCATCTCGGTTCCCTACAGGACCGTGGTGTAAAGAAGGTGATTTTATTTTAGTTAGGGCTAATACAGGTACCCGCATCATGATTCATGATCGGGAGTTCCGTCTAATCAATGACGATTCCGTCGAAGCGGTGGTTGAAGATCCACGCGGCATTCGGCGTGCAGGGTGAGGTGAGTTATGGCTGAAGCTGAAAAATATGAATTTGAGTTTCCTGACGAAATTGAGGATAAAAAGGAGTCCTCTCCAGCGCCAGAGAAACTAGAAACTGCGGAAGCAGTTGAAGTTGTTGATGATACGCCGGATAAAGATAAAGGGCGCAAGCCTCTGGACGGTCCGGTGCCTAACATCTCTGACGACGAGCTATCTAAGTATGACGAAAGCGTACAGAAGCGCATCAAGAAAATTACGCATGGATACCACGACGAGCGTCGCGCTAAAGAAGCTGCACTACGAGAGAAGGAAGAAGCACTTAAGTTCGCTCAGCAACTTGTTGAGGAGAATAAGAAGCTAAAAGGTTCCGTATCTCAGAATACAGCGGCTTTGGTGGAGCAAGCTAAACGCGCAGCCGGTCTGGAGATGGATCAGGCGCGTGCTGCTTATAAGTCTGCGTACGAGGCTGGTGACCCTGATGCTGTTACGCAAGCACAGGAAGCGTTGCTTTCTGCCAAAATAAAAGTGGAAAGATTGGCTAACTACAAGCCACCTGCTTTACAAGATGAACAAAGTGATGTAAAACCTGTTTCTAACAGGGAAAGTTCGGTAACGACTGACCCCGCCCAGGCTCCGTTAGACTCCAAAGCGCTTGCATGGCGTGACAAAAATCAGTGGTTTGGAGACCCGGAACACGAAGAGATGACCAGCTTCGCGCTAGGGCTGCATCAAAAATTGGTCCGATTGGGGGTAGACCCCCGATCAAATGAATACTACGAGCGTGTAGATGCTCGTATGCGTGAGGTGTTTCCAGAAGCATTTGATGACGCCCCTAAACCTGCTGTTGAGGAGAAGCCGACACAACGTAGTGCTAACGTAGTAGCTCCAGCGACCCGTAATGTTGCGCCAAAGAAAATCACATTAACGAGTTCCCAAGTAGCTATAGCAAAACGTTTGAATGTCCCCCTTGAACTGTATGCCCGTAAAGTGGCGGAAGAAATGAGGAAACAAAATGGCTGATAACCGCATAAGTCGTGAATTAGAAACCCGTGAAAAAACCGAGCGTAAACGTACTTGGCAACCTGCTGAGTTGTTGCCTGAACCTGCACCAGAGGCGGGGTACAAATTCCGGTGGATTCGAGTTTCTACGCTTGGTAAATCCGACCCGACTAACGTATCTGCCAAACTCCGCGAAGGCTGGGAACCTGTGCGTACCTCAGATCACCCTGAGATGAAAATGTTTCTTGACCATGATAACCAACAGTTCAAGGACAACATCGTAGTGGGCGGTCTCATGTTATGCAAAACCCCGACAGAGATGGTTGAGCAAAGAAACGCTCACTTTCAAAGGCTTGCCGAAGGGCAAATGCAATCTGTCGATAACTCATTCATGCGCGAGAACGATCCAAGAATGCCGCTATTTAAAGAGCGTAAAACTTCGGTGACATTCGGACGCGGTAATCAACAATCGTAGGAGTATTCCAAATGGCTTACCCGACTGTCTCAGCCCCTTATGGGCTACGTCCGATCAATTTGATCGGCGGTCAGGTTTTTGCC